CATGGACTGAACCATATGTTGGTGGTGATGAAAATGCAATGCCAATTTATCCATTCAATCATGTATATGAATCAGAGTCTGGACATGTTGTAGAGTTTGATGATACAGAAGGCCAGAGAAGATATCATCGGTATCATCCATCGGGTTCTTTCGAAGAAGTTGTTGACGGTGGTGATCGCACAGTTAAGATTGTGGGGAAAGACTACGAACTTGTACTCGACGGAAAAAATATCTACATTGACGGTGATTTAAATGTCACGGTTACTGGAAACAAAAGAGAATTGATCAAAGGCAATTACCACTTAGAAGTCGACGGTGAAACCAGTTTCAATCTGAAGTCGTCGTGGCAAACAAAAGTAAACCAAAACCAAGAAACAGAGGTAGGAAAATCTCGGTCGACTAATATCGGAGTTGATGATAATTTAAGCGTAATGGGTAATCAGACACATAACATTATCGGCAATAGATCAGAGACAGTCACAGGAAATCATTCAGAGGTTGTGTCAGGTACACACGCAAGTATCGCATATCAAGAGTCTTCAATATTTTCTGGAGGAAACATGTCGCATACAGTAATCGGAAACTTTACTTCTGCGATCAGAGATACATATAAACTCGGACAGAATGTGTTTAATGTTACTACGCAGACAACGAAGACTGAATCTGCAACAACAATCAATCAATCGTCCACTAACCTCACTGAAACCGCATCGACTGGTAATGTTACATATGGTGGTGGAGAAATTACTGTTGGTACTATTACACATACTCAACACACACACCCATACACTGCAGGTATCGATGCCGAAGGTGACGGTCCTCCAGTAGGTTAAGGAGTATAAATGTCAAGTCCATGTGAAAAACCCGATAGTTTAACAGATGCCCTTGCTAAAGCTCAAGTTGAACTTAATGAGGCAATGGAGGCAGGTTTTGATGCTCTTGGAAATATTAATAGTAAAATTGCAGAGATGGAATCGAAGATTAATGAGGAACTTTCCGAAGCTGCAACAGAAATTAATGACTTCCAAACCAAATTAAATGAAGCACTAGCAAAAGGAGGTGCGGAGTTTTCCAAAGCAATACAAGAACTCAATGCAGAGTTCGGTGATGCGATGGAAGAGGCAGGAGTTAATATCAATGAAACTCTTAGTGAAATTGGTATTGAATTAGATAAAATACCAACAATTGATGAACTACTAACCATGGGAGCAGAAAAACTTGCAAGTTTGCAAACTCCAAATGTTAGTACAGAAGACGTTTGTAACAGTGTTCCTAAAATTGAATTATCTTCTGACGGTAAAGCAATAAAGGCACCTCCGCAACCTTTACTTGCTAAAGTCGGACCATTAATGGCAAACTTTGCCGCACCAAAAACTTCAGGAGAATCAAACCCAACAAGAAAAGCAGTGTGGGTTTTTACTGGAAGTTCAAAGGATGCATTTGCTGAAATTAAAGAGTCTTACATTGAAACAATCAAAACCAAATCAAAAAAAGGAAACTGGTATACCACAAAAAAGGTATTGAGTCCAAAAAATAAATTAAAATTGCAAGCAGAAACATATTATTTTTATGTTGAACTATCAAAAATTCTAGGTGTTGAGTTAATGGATGTTCATAAAGCATCGAAAGCAATTGTAGTGACAACTGAGCAAGCACAAGATGCAGAAGTGTCAACAACAAATTATATAGATAATGTTAAAAGAAGATATGCAACTGCATCAGGTTTCTTTAATGTTACTATGAGTTTCGAAGATGCGGTTAAAGCATGGCAAAAACAATATACTGAACCACCAGATGCAGAAGTAATTGCAACATAAATAGTATTCACAGAAGCACATAGTTATTATACACAGTGCGATTAATCATGTCAAGAGGTAATTATGAATAATCATGAAAATTTATTAAATTTATATGAAACATATATTTTGGAATCTGAAAAATTTGAACAAGGAAATAAATCAGCAGGTACACGTGCACGTAAGGCACTTGCAGAGATTTCTAAGTTATGTAAAGAAAGACGTGCAGAAATTCAAAATCAAAAAAATACGGAATAAATAGAGAAGAGATATGACAGATGCAATTTTTAGTGATCTTGATTTATCTTTTGTACAGCACCCTGTAACAAAAAGATTGTCACGAAAACAAAATCGAGATGCAGTAAAACAATCTGTCAAATCTCTGATACTTACAGATTACTACGAACGTCCATTCAAACCTGAGATTGGGTGTTCTATTAGATATTTTTTGTTTGAGTTGTTTACTCCTCCAGTAAAACAGCAGATGGAAAATGCAATCAGAGAAACGATTTCTAATTATGAACCTCGTGCAGAAGTAATCGAGGTTCTTGTTGAAGAAAGACCTGAAATGAATGCCTTAACTATATCTGTAGCATTCTTTGTTAATAATGATCCGAATCCAGTAGTGTTAGACGTAATTTTAGAAAGAGTGCGATAATGGCAACATCAGCAAATAGTTATTTAAAAGTCACAGAATTAGATTTTGAAGAAATCAAAACTAATATGAAGTCGTTTCTGTCGACTCAAACACAGTTCAAAGATTATGACTTTGAGGGGTCTGCTATATCGACTCTTTTAGATGTGTTGGCTTATAATACACACTACAATTCATACTATGTCAACATGTTGGCAAATGAAATGTTTTTGGATACTGCACAACAAAGAGAATCTGTTGTGTCGAAAGCAAAAGAACTTGGATATGTCCCTGTATCTGCAATCGGTGCAACTGCAAATGTTAACCTTACTTTCACTGGAGTTGCTTCATCAACTTCTCAATTTACGATTCCTAAGAACTCGAAATTTACAACAACAATAGACGACATTCAATACACCTATGTGACACCAGAAGCATTCACGGTAACTAATAACAATAATGTTTTTGCAAAAGATATCTTAATTAAAGAAGGTGTCCCCCTGACACATCGGTTTACCGTAACAGGAAATAAAAAGCAAAGATTCGTTATTCCAAACGAAGGTTTGGATATGACTAGTTTGACCGTGTTTGTACAAGAATCTGATGTTGATACTACTGAACAGGAATACGTAAGAGCAACAGACATCAAGCAAGTATTTTCAACCTCTGCCGTCTACTTTTTAGAAGAGGCATACGAAGGAAAATATGAGTTAGTTTTTGGATCAGGGTCTCTCGGGAAGTCATTAAAATCTGGAAACATTATCAAAGTGTCTTACTTGGTTTGCAATGGTGATGAAACTAACGGTGCTTCTCAGTTTTCTGTTGACACATTAAATATTGGGGTTGACTACACAAAAGCAACTCTAACAGTTAACAAATCATCATCTGGTGGAAGGCCAAAGGAAACTATTGATTCCATTAAATTTAACGCTCCAAGAAATTATCAAACTCAAAACAGAGCTGTGATAGCAGAAGATTATTCTAGAATTATACTTTCAGAAAATCCCGACATTGAATCTGTCATTTCATTTGGTGGACAAGATGCTACTCCTGCGCAATACGGAAAGGTCATTATTGCTGTCAAACCATTTGCAGAAAAATTCGCAACAATTACACGAAAGAATCAGTTAAAACAAACAATTCAAGACAGGACTCCATTGGCAGTTGACCCAATATTTGTTGATGCAGATTACACGTATATCATTCCCGAAATAAAAACTTATTATAATAAAACAAAAACCACTGATACCACTAGTGCGATTAAACAAAAAGTTTTAGATGCTATCACAAAATTTTCTGAAAACAATTTGGAAAGGTTTGGGAATAGATTAAGATATTCTAAATTCGTTAGAGCATTAGACAATATCGATACTGGAGTAATTTTAAACAACGAAGCAACTATAAAAATAGAAAAAAGAATCACTCCAAATGTAAACAAAAAAGAAAAAGTTATCGTCAATTTCAATAACTCTTTAAGACCGTCTACCATACAATCTACACAGTTTACTTTCCAAAGATTCTCTTCATTTTTAGATGACGATGGTTCTGGGAATATTAGAATTTTTAGATATAACGATTCGAAACAAAAAACAATTATCTTAGATTCAGTTGGGTCGATTGACTATGCTACAGGGAAAATTGAAATTGAAAACTTTGCACCAACCGCATATGTTGGAATAGAATTAAAAATTTCTGCAATACCAAGTAATCTAGATGTTGTTCCTGTGAGGGAGCAAATTCTAATTATAGACAAAGAATTTTCTTCTGTATCACTAATAGGTGAAACAATCTGATGTCCATTGATAAAATATCTTCCTTAGTAAAAAATCAATTTCCTGATTTTTATGTAGAAGAAGGACCGCAGTTTCTTGCTTTTATTGAAGCATACTATGCTTATCTAGAAGAATCTGGAAAGATGACTGATGCAGTAAGAAATCTGAAATCTTACTCTGATATCAATACTACTCTAGACGAATATCTAGAATATTTTATTAATACATTTTTACCCTCAGTTCCATTTGAAGTATTTGCTAATAAAAGATTAATGGTCAAATACATTAATTCTTTTAATAGGTCAAGAGGAACTTTTGCATCTTATAGATTATTGTTTAGAGCAATCTATAATGAAGAGATTGATGTTGAATTTCCTGCTGATCAAATTTTAAAAGTATCCGACGGTGATTGGAGATTGGACAGGTATCTAGTCAGTACTTTCGATCCAAACACTTACAAATTTATTGGCAAGACAATCAAAGGACAAGAATCTAAAGCAGAAGCACTTGTTGAAGACATAGTAAGAAAAAATGTTAGAGGAAGAGATCTGATGCAGATTGTCCTCTCAAACATTAAAGGTAAGTTTGGACACAATGAACCAATACGACTGTTAACCGATACAGGAACTGGTCACTCTCCTATTGTCGAGGCGGGCATTTCTAATGTGGAAATTATCACCGCTGGTGGAAAATATTTAGTTGGTGATGAAGTTGATTTAATTTCAACTGACCAAGGAGATAATGCAAAGGCAGTTGTGACAAGCATCACGAATTTTAACGGTGTATTAACATTTAACTTATTAGATGGAGGTTCTGGATATACCTCTACAACCAATCCCGATGGATCAATAATTGACATTTCGGGAGGGGATGGAATTGAAGAAGCATCTTTTATTATTGAAAATACCGATATTGTAGATCGATTTGCGATTGCATTAAACATTGATGTGATAGGTTCTAATACTTTTTATGGAACTAATGGTCCCACGGTAACTTGTGCAGATGGTCTTCCTAGAAAGATGCAAACATTTGCAAATGTTTTAATTTCAGCAACTGACTATGGATTCAGAGAAACTTCAGAATCTGGTTCCGGTGAAGATTACAGAGATAATAGAGATGCGGTAATTAACATTGCTAATACAGTAGAAATTTCTGTCGGGGATAGTTTACTCGGATCCACATCTGGTGCGAATGCAGTTGTCACTTCCGTTTTGACTTTAACAGATGGTGATGCGTTTTTTAAAGTTGACACATACAAAAGATTTACTGCGACAGAGAATATAACCATCGGTGGTTCTGTGATAGGAACAGTTACTTCATTTTCCGCAAACACCGCTGGTGTTCATGCGTTGCAACTTGAAAATCTAACAGAGACATTAAGTGAGGGTGATGAACTAGTTGGCATGACATCAGGAGCATTTGGAGTCATTAAATTTATTGGGAATCAAACTGCATCCGATGCCATCTTAAGAGTATCTGCAAATAATAGTTCAAACATCACTTCTCAATTTACTAACGGTCCTTTAAAATCATTTGTGGAAGATGAAGGAGTCCGTCGAGAAGGAAGCACTGGTCAAATTGCAACAGTGGTAGAGACAACATCAAATACAGAAATTGAAGGTCTATATACAAAACTCCAAGACGCATTTCAATTTGAATCAACAACTTTTGGATCAATTTCTAATTTATCTTTACCTGTTGGTGGGTCAGGGTTTTCCATCTCACCGAAAATTAGTGTCACTGAACCTGACATTATAGTTTTAGGAATTGGTGAACAATATTTAACATTACAATCGGACGATGCGAATTGGGGAACAGGCAACCCATCAATTATCGGATTTGATACAAATGACAGGGTTCTTCAAGTTTCTACTGGATCTTCTGGTGACATTAAAGGTGGGAAAGGATCTTCTATTCCTTCTGTTATTTTACATCCAAATGGAACTTATGAGACAACAGTTAGAGTTTGGCAAGATTTCTTACAGAGAGATCCCGGCAACAAACAATTTGCAAATAATGATACTATAACAGTTAATATATTTAATTCAAGTTACATACCGGGGACGCCAGACAATCGAACAATACAAGACACCGCAACAGCAAAAGTTGTTAGTATTGAAGATAAAGGAATACTAGGAAAGAACGCAAATATATCTGCTTCAGTCGGTGCGAATGGAGCAATCACATCTGTACGTGTTTTAGATTCTGGTTTCTCTTATAAAAATGGTGAGGTCGTTATTGTAGAAACTCCAACCAGAGAAAATGCAACCTCTGCAACATTAAAATTGACTATTGATGATGTTGCAAACTCAGAAGGATACTATGCATCATCCAGAGGACATCTGGATTCGTTAAGATCATTTATACAAGATAGTAGATATTATCAAGAGTTTTCATATCAGATAGTCTCGCCAATATCGTTAGATAGATATAAAGAAATTGCACTTAATTTGGTTCATCCCGCAGGTCAAGCACTGTTTGGTAAATTTAGATCTCAATCAAATGTTAACATTGATGTAGTAGCATCATCAAATAATTCTGTACAAGTTAGATCAGGCACAATTGCTCTAACTGAAGGAGAGTTTGACATTACTGGTACGTCAACTAATTTCGAATCAAATTTTGCAAACGGTGGATTAATTATTGTAGAACATGATTATAATCAATTCTATACAATTCCTATAAATAAGATTACATCAGATACACAAGCAAACTTAACAATTGCTTGGGCAAATTCAAGTATTGCATCTGCAAACGTTTACTACAGGAATGGGTCTAGTTAATGTCTAACAAATTAGCAACAAAAGATTTATCAATCAACAATGCTGAAGCATTTATTGATGCATTAAACAGGGAAGACGGAAGAGACGA